TCATATAACCAAGAGTCTCAACTGCAATAGCTCTGTCAGTGAATACTGTGTCTCCAGATGGAGTCATAGTACAATCACCAGCTTGATAAACAACTGAGTCATCTAATAATTTTAATTCTTGAGATCCTTTGATCCCTTGTTGAATTGTTAAATATTGTAATGTTCTCGCTTCAGTTACTGAACGAACAATTAAATCTTCTCTTTGCTCATCAACATATGCTGCAAGGCCAGAGACATCCCAATTAAATTTGGTGCTTAAATACTTTTTTAACGACATTTTATTTATACTTTAGAATTTTTTAAAAAGATTTGTCTGGCTGTCAAGTTGCCAACTTTGCTGAATTTCTCAGCTTCTTTGGTTTGTACTGATGGTTGAGCTTTGAAAGTCTCGAAATCACTTTTCAATGAACTCAACTCATTAACCAATGTTGTGTTATTCTCTGCAATAGCTTTTGTCATTTCTGCTAAGCCTTCGACAGCCTTTGAGAATGATTCTAACTTTGCATTTATAATTGATTCAACTTGCTCTGTGCTCATTGATTGAGCAACAGGCATTGCAGTATCTTCATTTATCTTAGCGACAACAGCAGATGCTACATCATAAGCAACACCCATCTCAAGTCCTAATTTCTCAGCTATGACCTCTGTTACATCTTCCAATACTTGTGGTAACATCTCAGCAGATATTGCTTGAAAATCAGAGCTTGTCTCTTCCACAGCTACCTCTCCAGCACCTTCATTCTCTCTCTCATCAATGATCTCTGTGATGATACCTTCAGCATCAACAACAATAGATACACCAGCAAGATCACCAGACAATGAATGTGTACCCTCTGGAGCTGGAATTCTTTCACCATCAGCAACAACAAAAACTGGCATACCAACCTCAAGAGCATCATACTCTATCACTGTAACACCATCAGTCAATGTTGCTTGTTCAAATGTCTCAACTGACTTTGAGAATTGTGCTTTCATTTCAGCAATCAATTCCTTAATCGTTTGCAATTCTTTGTTCATACTTATTATAATTTATTGTTCGAAAATCCCTAACTCTTTTAGCTTAGCCTCTGACCATCTCTTTGCAGCAAGCCCACCCCATAATAAATAGGAGATAGTTCCACAGGCTGAATTGTCATCTGGATTGTAGTATTCCTCAGCTCTTGACAAATAAGAATACATCCTTTTGATCACAGCCACTGAGACAGTCTGTCTATTAGCCAAAGTTGTTGCTCTTAATCTGCCAACCCTTGTGGCACATTTATTTCCATACTTCTGATTGAGCTCAATTCCTTTCTTGGCATTGTTGCTCACAGCTTCTGGATAGTCATTGTAAAATGTGATGTATTCTTGGACCTTCTTAAGCTCTTGATAAATGGTTGAGAATTCATGCTCCCATCCTTTGCCAGTCTCAAGCAATTGGAATACTCCCTCAATTGAGAATCCAGTAAACATTCCAGCTTTGGCTGCATCATAAACATCCTTGTTTGTAACCTTATAACTCACAATCCAAGAGCCATCATTCTCATCCTTGAATCTTTCTGGAGCTGTGAAGCCTTTTGACTCATCAATGATATATGACATGATCATGTATATCCCATCAACCACTCTCTTGCTATCATGCTCAAGATTAACATTGTTGAAATTCTCTCTCCTTGCATAATCAAATACAATATCCTTGATTGATGATGGTGAAAAGTTTACATAATACTCCTCACCAGTCTGAGGATCTCTTCTGAATATGGGAGTGTTCGCAGATATAGCAACTCCAGTGATGACTTGCTCCTCATCATTGAATTGATAAGCAATCTTTTTGGAAAATGTTTCAAATGATTTCTCATGTGCTGGATTAGCCACAAGGCTGTTGAATGATACTGTTGTCTCTGGATCATCAAGATCAATGACAATATCATATAGTGGTAACTCTCTAAGCATAATTATTATGTATATTTGTTCGAAATGATTTTTGTTTATCCATACCATTCAAGAGCTGAGTCTGACTTTGAAATCAAGCAATCAATTGCAATGGTCCTCAAAGTTTATCCTGGTGCAGAGATCTGGACAGTTGGCAAAGCTGTGCCCGGCATTAATAATATTCCATGCACTCAACACAACAACATCAGAGGCTGTGATGTGACAAATAGGATTCTGACCTTTGCCAAGAAAATTGGTGGAGAGTTTATCTATATGAACAAAGATTTCTTTATAACTCAGTCATGGCAACCCCATGTGGCCATAAATATGAAGAGTCTTATTGTCAATGATGACCATCCTCCACATACAAAGGTAGCTCAATCAAACACATTGGAATTCCTTAAGCATAACAGCTTCACAGCTTACAATTATGAGACACATACTCCTTGTGTTATGGATAGCAAAAAACTTATTGAGCTATTTGACAACATCAACTGGCAGAATGACAACCATTTCATCAAGTCAATCTATTGTAATGTGTATCAAGTCCCATCAAAGGAAGGATTCAATTGCAAAGTATCAATTCCATCTATTGCCAAAGCTCAAGAATTCATTGCAATCCAGGGATGCTTCTCAACTGGTGATCAGTTCTGGAATAAGCCTTGTGTTGAATGGATTAAAAGCTTGACTTAGCCTCCTGTAATTGTACCTTATTTTGTGTATTGGTGATATCAGATTCCAAGACAACAACTTGTGTTGTGGTTGTTTGACCTTGTTGACCTTGTCCCATCTGAGTTAAATCAGTTGTTTGTGTATTTGTATTAGCCACAAATGAGCTTGATCCTCCACCAGTTAATCCAGCACCTCCTCCACTTAAATTTGGTGGACTCGGAGCTTGTCCAGATTTATATTGTTGAGATGCAACAACACCAGCCTGAGCAATTCCAAGACCAGCAACAAATGCCGACCATGGTAAACCGAAAGTCAAAGGAGATGCAGCTGCTGCCTTCATAACACCGCTGGCTGTATCCATAGCTATCTGGCCAATCTTAAGAGCCTTCTCTCTTATGAACTGAGCCTTCTTGATTTTCTCTTCCTCTTGATAAGCTTTCAGTTCAATGTTATATTTTTGAATTGCAAATTTTTGCTCAATCTCTGCTCTTTGATCAGCTGTCAATCCTTCTTGATTCAATTGAGCTTTTAAGTTCTGATCAAGATTGGCAAGATCAGCTTCTCTATTTGATGCAATACGATCTAATCTCAATTGATCAACTTGATTTATAACATCATTTATCTTCTTAATTTCATCAAAATATTTTTGAGTTGTTTCAATTGCTTGTTGAATATTAGCAATAATTTCATCACGTTCTTTTCCAGACTCTTCTTTTGCGATATCTCCATACTTCTTATCAATATCAGCCTTCTTTTTTCTATACTCTTCCTGAGCCTTCAATCCAGCATCATAGAAAGTCTCTTCATCAATAGCACCTGATTGAAAAGCTTTTAAATTAATTGCCTCTTGTTGTTTGTACCATTCCTCAAGATCAAGCAATTCATTGTCTCTATCAGTATTCAAGAATCTTTGCACCTGGTCCCTCAATGATTTTTTCTTAGCCTCTTGCTCAGCAATCTTATCAAGCTCCATTTGATTGTACTTGTTTACAATTGCTAATCTTTCAGCCATTTCTTGAGTAGTAATCTCTGCCAATAGAACTGCATTACCATGAGCTTGATCTCTCATCTTATCATATTTCATGGTAGACAATAACAATTCCTTCTGTGCATTCTCAGCCATCAAGTCTATGCTCAACTGGAATTGCTCATCCTCTGCCTTGATTCTATCTTCATTAGCTTTCCTTGCCAATTCAGCTAATCTTTTTGCCTCATCTTGTTGAGCCTTCAATCTTTTATCTGATGCATCCTTCTGCCTCTTTTGTCTATCTTGAATTGACTTGTATTCTCTATCTGCATCTTCATTGTCAATTTTTCTTTGAAGATCTCTTCTTTCCTTAGATACTTTATTGAATGCCTCTTCTGCTGCATCCATCTCTTTATTTGATGCTTTTAAATCTTTTATTTTTTTAAAATAAAAATTTTTTGCAGCTTCCTCTTCTTGCTTTAAAAAAGCTAAACGATCCTGAAGCCCTTCTTTGGTTATTTTATTTATTTCCTGTTCTGATGCTCCTCTTCTTTTGGCTGCATTTATTTCTTGTTGAACTCTATCTTCAATTATATCAGACACACTTGCAATGACTCTTGCTTGACTTTCAATTGTGCTATTTGTTTGTGCAATCTGTCTATCCAATTCCTTTTGTTTCTCCTCTGCATCCTCAGTCTCATCACCAAACATCCCCATGGCATCTGCTGCGAATCCTAATAATACTATAAATGCACCAATGCCTGTTGCAACTAATGCTGCTCTCAATGCTTTTGATGCAACTGTTGTTGCTGTTGTTGCTGTTGTTACTACCCCTTGAGCTGTGGCTTGTGCTGTAAGTCCAGCAACGGTACCAGTTCGAATGAAATTACCAACCTTCTCAATAGCATTCCTTAACTGAATTCCAAGGATTGCCTCTTTATTTAAGTTATTTGCAATAATACTAACTGAATTAACCAATCCCTGGACAGCTTGCAACTTTACCATTGTCTGAGTCAAAGCCTCTGACTCAACTCCAGTCAATGCAACTGCTGATTGAATTCCTTGAAATGCAGCTGCTCCAGTTTCAATAGCTTGTAATGATGTATCAAGTCCAACAAAGTCTGATGATAATGCTAATGTCTGAGCTTTAAGATCACCAATCTCATCCTTAAGATTTGCCGCATTAGCAATTGCTTGTGCTCCAATAGGACTCTCAGATCCAGCTTGTGCAGCCAAGTTCTGATATTCCTTCATTGTCCTGGTCAGATCTCTCATTGTCAACCCTCCAGCCTCAACTCTTGCATTGAGCTCCTGGAGTTTTTGATCAAAGGTATCTATACCAGTATTATCTGCCGCTGTTTTTTGTGTTGCCTTGAGATCTTGATTCAAGTCATTGACAGCCGCATCCATAGCTTGGATGTCCTGAACACTGTTGCCAGTATTGACCTTAAGTGAGAATACAACTGACTTCTCTGCCATTAGCTAAAAGGTGGGGGTGTTGGCTTCGGCTCATAAGGAATCAAATCAAGATCTTTAACCCAAAGATAGTCTGGATTAACACATTGCTCCATTTCTTCTACTGAGATTACCCAGTTGTCATTCAAGTCCTGAATAGGATTAAAATAAGAATCAGGTGCATACCATTGACCTACTATCTCATTCTTTTGTACCTCTGTCAATAATCCGACATAGGTTAACTTTTGTTCTGTTGTTAGTTGTGTTAGTTTCATACGTTTCTACTTAATGCTGTTTGAAATGCTTGTACCGCTGTGTAAAAGTTTGCCGCTTCGGTGTCTGTTAAGCCGTCACCTATTGATGCGAAAGCAATTTGTTTATTTCCGTAAAATGTAGAGATATTACTTTCATTAAAACCTCCTAAATACATATTAAAAGAACTTACAGAACTTACACTTAAAGCCTTTGTATTTTGATTAACTCCGTTTTTAAAATATTTTGAATTTGTGGATACAGTAGTACCATTAAAAAATCCTCTACTATCTGAATTGCTAAATGTATTTCTATTAGTTGCAAAATTTCCACTATCATAACCAGCAGTATCACCTGACCTTCTTAAAAACAAATCAAGATTAGTTGCCCCAGTTCCATCTCCAGACCCTATATCGTAAACTGCTGTTGTATTAGTTCTTGAATAATATGATAAGTGATTATTATTATAAGCTAAAATACCGTTTGGTGCAAAATAAGTATTAGCGTAACCATTAATTCCATTAGGGTTATAACCATTTGCAGTCCAAGTTCCTCCACCATGCCAAGTTAATCTAAATGCAGCATCCAAATCTCTTGGGTCTTTTAAGTTGAATTTCATTTGTGACTTTATATCAGCCTCAACTGTTTTATCTGTTACAAATGGATATAAAGCCCTCATCTTAGTCCAAATAGAATACCCTTTCAAGTCAACTACTAATTGATTAATAGCCGCTTGTTGAGTTGGATTTGTTATTGAAGCCGCTGTAATAAATGCTTGGGCATCAGGATCAACTCCTCCACCTGATGCTGATCTGGCTAAGATGCCATGTGTTGCTAAAAACATACTATTGCCGTAACCAATCATAATACTAAACAAACAGATCCAGATGTCAATGTGACACCACTAAACTTTGCACCATTAATTGGTCTGATGATTGCACCAGCTTTCACTGCTGTTGCTGTTGCCGCAATGTAAGTTGATTTGACATCTGTACCCGCAACTCTAATTGCTGAGAATACTGTATCCTCAAGCACTATAATTGCATCATGATCAACATTCTTTGCAACTGTATTGTTTACTATAAAAGTTCCTTGTTGTGCTGTTAGCACGCTGTTTACTACTGCCATTATTATTTATTTATGTTGTTAAATCTCCAGCTAAATACCAATCATTTGTGGCTCTTTTTATCAAAGTAGCAATTGAATACTGTGCCGCTAATTTTGTCTTTCCTCCACTTGAATAAATAGTTACACCAACCGCACCCGCGATTGTTATAACACCACCACTTAGGCCGCTTATCAATATTTGTGTTCCCGTTGGAAAAGGGACTGATGTGTTAGTTGGTATGGTAACTGTTGCCGCAAGTCCTGAATTTATTTCAACCATTTTAGATGCATCTGTTAATGCCAATGTGTAGGTTGTAACAGGTTGTTGATTTATAGGAATATTAATTATAACAGCTCCAGTACCATTTGGAGTTAATTTGATATTACCATTTGATGTGCTAACTATCTCAAAGCTATTCACATCTAAGTTGCCACCAAGCTGTGGAGTTGTATCCAAGCTCAGTTCATTGATCTCTGCTCCAGTAACTTTCCTTGACACATAAGATGGTCCACTCACTTGAGCTATCTCAATCAAATCTGTGCTTGCAATCTTAGCACTCTTGGATGTTATATCTTGTATTTTTACTCCCATTATTTATGGATTTACGAATCTCACTTGGCCATCATCTGTTATTCTCGCATCATCATCTGATGTGTATCTTGCAAGAGGATCAGTGAATGGATCATAAGGTGGAGTCACTATTGTTGTTTGAATACCTTCTCCTTCTATTATGCGAATTAGTTCGACATTGGTTGAGATGTTCTTTCCACTCTGATAGTCACTTATTTTCTGTAGCCTATAAACAACACCATCTATGTTGATTAAGTTTCTGAAATCAAGGCTATTTATGTCTGATGGTCTCAGCATAACTGAGCAAGTGATTTGCTTTCCAAATCTTGATATCAATTCCTTGATGAACTTCTCATGATAGAGATACAAGTTGTTGGTTGGATAATTTGTTGTGGACCAAAACACATAGTTAGGTACACCAAAGTTGAAATCAAATGTCGGTGAGTCCAAGCTGTTAAGATGGCCAACATAAGGATAGTCAGGCTCTGAATGATCAATACCATCCTCATCTCTATGAGTCCATGCTCCAGTTCTTAATTTACCAAGCTGCACAATGAATGGCTTGCCTTTCTTTTTTTCAATTAAGCTGGTGCCATCCTCATTGAACTTCACCTGGAATGATCTTGGAACAATCAAGTCAGTGAATGTTGTGTCATCAATTGGAATCCTTACCAATAGCTTTTGGCTGAATGGCAACTTGAAATCTGTATCATTGGTTGCAAATTGACTTTGACTCTG